TCTTAATGTAGTCCATAGGTATCAATGTTTCAACACCTCTCTCTAATAAATGTTTAGCAACTTCGAATAACCCGAAAGGGTTTTCGTATGCTGCCCGACAAATATTAGCAGAGATTCTAGACACGTCTTGTCCGTAATTTAAATTCCTCGAGACGTACTCGCCCACATAGTTACTATGTGAGTTAGCACTTTTCGTCTTATTTAAATTAATTTCAAGACCGATCACTTTAGTATAATAATCAAATATTATATTATCGGGATCGTAACACCATAGATCGTCTCCCACTTTGTTGAAGAGGATTTTATCCTCATAGACAAAGTTACGAGTTTCCGAAGTAGAAATGCCATAGTATAATTCATATAGCATTTCCAAAAGGATGAGATCTGTAAGTGTTGCAATGTCGAAAGAACCATTGGTACCCATTCCTTGACCCCGTCCATATCGGACGGGACCTGTCTTTATGCCCGCTACCTCCCACTCACACATCACCACCAGGTCATACCAAGCATCTGCGAATGTGTCGCCATATAGTGTTTTAAGAACTATATATTGATACAACGCAGGGAAGCCATCAGTCCAAGATACGACATCATAAGATTTCGTACCAGGTCGGATGTTTCCCTTCAGCTTGTTAAACCCTGCTGCGTGGTTTAGGTTGGAGTTAACATTATCAAAATATTTATGGATTAGAGATTGAACGTCTAGCATCAGCGGTTTAAGTAAAACCTGGGTCCAGTAGTCAGAAATGGCTACTACACGGGATTTATTTCCCTTATCAGGTACTGAGGTGATAACCCTCAACCGCACTTTCCTATTTTCCGATTTTCGTCTCCTAGAACGATTGTTCTCGGAGGTGGATTTCGGAGGTAGCGGGTACGCGGCGTAGTCTTCGATATATTTTATAAGTCGTTGATTACCGCTTGCGTCGGCTAGCTTTCGAAACGGTTCGAACAATGTAGATGCCACTAGAGCAATTGCTTCTTTGTGTGCAGATACGTGTTTCTTCACGTTGTTGGGTCCCTTCGCGACGAGTTTAATGGTAGGCCGGGTTATCAAATCCGGATTATTATTATACTCGTTTTTGATTGCCCATGAGTGTACATAGTTTTCGAACTCTGTCACTTTTTGGGGATCAATATTGAAGGTCCTGGCTAAATCCACGATGTCGATCTTCTTATTATCTCTTACTAGTCTGTTAAGATATAGTAAAGATCTTAAGATACGATCCGACACCGGACATTTCTTCGTAATCACGTTATAAGCTAATTCCTGAAGTGTCCAAAGACACTTAGGAAACCTCAATTTCTTTGAGGTCGCGACGAAAGGTAGTGGTTCAGGGGTTTCCCCTTCCACGAGCCTAATGATATACAGACGTATAGCATTAAACCTTTTTGTTCCGTCTATAACACCATGGTTAACGATCGTACAGTTGTGGAAATCCACGACTTGATCTACCATGTCTGTTATCGTAGATATAGTGTATACACTATTCTGCTTTAGTAGAGATTCGAGAATGTTTATA